ATTAAAACAAACAGTACACAGTCTTCAGACCTCTAGAGGTTATAACAACTTTCAGAGTTCTTCTACGCCGATTGTAGAAAATTCAGACAAAGAGGTTGACATTACTGGAAAATTCATGTACAATACATTTCAAGCTGCAAATATGGACGCAGTATTAGAAACCGTAGCACGTATTGTGAAGGAGAGAGATAGTATGACAGATCTAACAAAAGAATATCTAAGCAGACTGTATGATATGATTAAAAACAAAGAAGATTTTAAACTTAGTATTGATCCAAACGATCCAGAACATCCTGATAACGAAGATCCAGTTAAATATTCAGGTGGAATGGGTGCAATGGCAAAACTAAGCAGTATGCTATCTTATCTTGCTATGTCTAGCAAGAACGACGAAGCATTTAACTTGCTAAGTCACTTAGGAACAGAATTACATAACATGCCAGAAAAGACAGTTATGTTATTGGCGAAAATTGTTATGTATTTAGATAAAAACAATAAAACGTCAGAAAAACAAGCGGAACCAGCAGAAAGTATTGCTGAATCGGTTGTAAATGATTTACGTAGAAAAATTTCATAAATTTTTCAGTAAAAAGTACTTGACAGTAAGTACTATAAAATGTATACTGTAAAGGCTAACAAAGGCAAAACTATTTGACTAACGAGAGGTTAGTTAAAAAACAAAGTGAAACAATAATGTTTCGCTACTAATAAAGGCTAAAATAGGAGAAACTAATAATGGCATCTTTAGCAGAAATCCGTGCAAAATTACAGGCACAAGATAAAAAGAGCACAGGCTCTAGTAATAGCGGCGGCGACAACGCAATCTTCGCACACTGGAACATTCCAGAAGGCACATCAGCATCATTGAGATTCTTACCAGACGCAGATGAGAACAATACGTTCTTTTGGAAAGAGCGTCAAATGATCCGTCTTCAATTTCCAGGAGTAAAAGGCGGAGACGAAAATAAACCAGTAACAGTACAAGTTCCATGTGTGGAAATGTGGGGAGAGCAATGCCCAGTCCATGCTGAAATTCGTCCTTGGTTTAAAGATCCTACTATGGAAGATATGGGACGTAAGTATTGGAAAAAACGTTCATACATTTTCCAAGGATTTGTATCACAAAGCGAAATGCAGGAAGACTCAGTACCTGAGAATCCTATCAGACGTTTTGTAATTTCACCTCAAATTTATAAGATTATCAGTTCAGCACTTATGGATCCTGAGTTTCAAGAAATCCCTACCGATTACGAAGCTGGTACAGACTTTAAGATTGTAAAATCTACAAAAGGTCAGTATGCAGATTATTCTACATCTAATTGGGGTCGTAGAGAACGTAGTTTAGATCAAGCAGAACGTGATGCAATTGCAACACATGGCTTGTTTAATCTAAACGACTTCTTACCAAAGAAACCAGATGCAGAAGCATTAAATGCTATCTTTGAAATGTTTGAAGCAAGTGTAGATGGTCAATTATATGATCCTGCACGTTTTGGTCAGTATTATCGTCCATATGGCGTTGATGCACCAACAACAGGCGCAACACCAGTACCAGCTCCTGCTCCAACACCAGTACCAACACCAGCACCAGCGGCTCCTGTAGCACCTGTAGCTGAAGCGGCACCGGCAGTTGTACAAGAGACGGTTGCGGCACCAACTGCAATTCCTGCACAAGAACCAGAAATGGCTACAGCAGGCGCACCAGCAAGTGATGCACCGAGTGCTCAAGACATTTTAGCGGCGATTAGAAATCGTAAGCAATAAGTAATATAAAACGAGTGGGGGTCCTTAGTGCCCTCACTTTAACTGAGGAGAAAAAACATTATGGCAAGACCATTTGACGTAAGTAAATTCCGAAAAGCTATTACTAAAAGTGTTCCTGGGTTAAGCGTAGGCTTCAATGACCCTGACACTTGGATTAGTACAGGAAATTACACACTAAACAAACTTATCAGTAACGAATTTGACAAAGGAATTCCACTAGGTAAGGTAACTGTTCTAGCAGGAGAATCAGGCGCAGGTAAATCGTTTATCGCGGCAGGTAATGTAGTTAGATCAGCACAAGAACAAGGCATATTTGTTATTCTAATTGACACAGAAAATGCATTAGATGAGAAATGGCTACAC